TTTGTTAGTCCAGATGATTTAAATCAAAAAGCAGCTCAATCGGATCTTTTATATTGGATCGCGGATAATGAAATACCAGACGAAGTTAAAGAAGTTGGAAAGATGGTTGGCGAAGCTGCGGCAGTAATCGGTGGAGCAACAGTTGGACTTGGTTTACCTGATGCGAAAAAGACGATTGAAGAAGCGCGGATCGCGGGTAAGTCTCCTGTTAAAGGAGTATTAGGAAAAGGATTTTATAGACTAGGTAGTCCATTAGCGACAGCTGCATTTACAATACCACAAGCATTAGATGAAAAAGTAACCGCAACTGAAATAGCAACAGATCCATTTAATTATTTAGGACTTGCTACAATGGAGACTTTAGGAAAGAGAGCAGGAACTATTGCAGCTCCAGCTGCGGCTGAAGCAACTGGAATTATGGGTACTTTAAAAAATTATGCTACACTTAAAAATGTAGGAGAAGCAATTCCTGGAAAATTAAGTACTGCATTAAGATTAGGATTAAATCCTCGCGTGCTCGCGGGCGCGAGCAGATTTTTAGGAATACCAGGACTTATTGCATCTACTGGATATAGTCTATATGATTATCTATCTAACAAAGATAAGGAAGCTCAATAATGGATCGTAGAACTTTATTAAAAATAATGGGTGGTATTGCCGCATTACCTGTTTTAGGAAAAGCAATTAAAGGCACTGGTATTAAAGCTATAAAAGCTGCTGGTAAAATATTACCTAAAGTTTCTGGAATGCCTGAATGGTTTACTCCATTGGTTAATAAAATTATGAAAGAAGGAATAGATATATCCCCTAAAGCTTCAAGAGTTGAAGATATGACTACTGTTAAAAAATTAGAAATACCTACTGAAGGTGGAAAATCAGAAACAATTACACTTACTCAAAATAAAGTAACTGGAGAAATTTCTATTGAAGCTAATATTTCTGGTGGAGTAGCTGATTCACCTTTTGAATTAAATTACCGACCACCTAAATCAGATATTAATATAGAAACAGGTAAAGAAATAAAATCTCCAGGTGATTTTTCAGTAATAGAAAATAGACCAAGACCAACTAGAGAACCAGGAGATTTTGAATTTGATTATGATAATTTTGATATTGATAGTGCTTACAGTGATGTTGAAAGATTAGAAAAAATTGCAACTGGAAAAATAAAAGATGTAAAAAAAATTGAACAAAGAGCAGCAGGTAGAAAGAAGGTAGAAGAATCTCCTTATGATGATATTATGGATAGATACCCAGATCCAGATATGGGTGACTATGATTTTGCAGATGGTGGATTAGCTAGTTTTGCAAATGGTGGATTGACAAAAACAGTTCCACCTGCTAAAGGTCCAGATTCACAAGGTGTTGAAACATTATTCAGAAGAAGGTATAGTTAATCATGGCAGAAATTGATAAGTCATTACCCAATACAAAAACTACTATTGAAATTCCAGGTCAAGCTGAAGTAGAGCAAACTATTCAAGAAGAAATACAACCTACAGATTCTCCTGTTGAAATTAACATGAGTGAAGATGGTGGTGCAGAAATTTCTTTTGATCCAAGTGTTGCATCTATGCCAGGAGGAGAAGATCATTATGCAAACCTTGCAGAATTTTTAGATGAAAGTATTTTAACAGACGTTGGATCTGAATTAGATGAAAAATATAATGATTATAGATCTTCACGCCAAGATTGGGAGATGGCATATACAAATGGTTTAGACCTATTAGGATTTAAATACGAAAAAAGAACAGAACCATTTAAAGGTGCATCAGGAGTTACACATCCAGTTCTTGCAGAATCAGTAACACAGTTTCAAGCACAAGCTTACAAAGAATTACTTCCCGCGGACGGGCCCGTGCGAACACAGATTTTAGGTTTAACTGATCGTAATAAAGAAGATCAAGCGATGCGAGTTAAAGAATTTATGAACTATCAGATTATGAACGTCATGAAAGAATATGAACCTGAATTTGATCAGATGTTATTTTATTTACCTCTATCAGGATCTACATTTAAAAAAGTTTATTATGATGCAATACTTGGAAGAGCAGTATCTAAATTTATTCCGGCTGAAGATTTAATTGTTCCTTATTCAGCAACTTCTCTTGAAGATGCAGAAGCAGTTATTCATGTAATTAAGATTTCTGAAAACGATTTACGTAAACAACAAGTTAGTGGTTTCTATAGAGATGTAGAACTTGGACAACCTCCATTAAAAGAAGATGAAATTAAAAGTAAACAAAGAGAATTAGAAGGTGTTAGAGTTGAAAAACAAGAAGACATTTATACTTTATTGGAATGTCATGTTAATTTAGATTTAGAAGGTTTTGAAGATAAAGATCCTCAAACTGGTGAGCCCACAGGTATTAAACTTCCATACGTCGTAACTATTGAAGAATCTTCACGAGAAGTTTTATCTATCAAACGTAATTATAAATCAGACGATCCATTAAAAAATAGAACAAATTACTTTGTACACTTTAAATTTTTACCAGGACTTGGATTTTATGGATTTGGATTAATTCACATGATTGGTGGATTATCAAGAACTGCAACAGCAGCTTTAAGACAATTATTAGATGCAGGAACTTTAGCTAATTTACCATCTGGATTTAAAATGCGTGGCATTAGAGTTAGAGATGATGCTCAACCATTACAACCTGGAGAATTTAGAGATGTAGATGCACCAGGAGGTAATTTAAAGGATGCATTTATGCCTTTACCATTTAAAGGACCTGATCAAGTACTATTACAATTAATGGGTATTGTAGTAGATGCAGGACAAAGATTCGCGAGCATTGCCGATGCACAAGTTGGAGATATGAACCAACAGGCAGCGGTAGGAACTACTATGGCATTACTTGAAAGAGGATCGCGTGTAATGTCAGCTATACACAAAAGGATTTATGGTGCACTCAAAAATGAATTTGAATTATTAGCAAAAGTATTTGCAACTTATTTACCACCTAATTATCCGTATGATGTTGTTGGTGGAACAAGAGAAATTAAAGTTACAGACTTTGATGAGAAGATTGATATTTTACCGGTAGCAGATCCAAATATATTTTCACAATCTCAAAGAATTAGTTTAGCACAAACACAATTACAACTTGCTCAATCTAATCCACAGATTCATGACATCTATCAAGCATACAGATCAATGTATGAAGCAATTGGAATTAAAAATATAGATTTAATTCTTCCATCACCAAAACAACCAATGCCAATGGATCCAAGTTTAGAACATATTACTTCAATGTCAGGTCAACCTTATCAAGCATTTCCAGGACAAGACCATAAATCACATATTGAAGCTCATTTAAATTTTATGCAATTGAATATGGTTAAAAATAATCCTGCAACTATAATGTCTATTCAAAGAAATATACTTGAACACATCTCAATTATGGCTCAAGAACAAGTTCAAATAGAATTTGTACAAGAATTACAGCAATTACCTATGCTGCAACAGCAAGCACAGATGAATCCACAGGCCGCGCAACAAATTCAAAGCATTACTATTCAAATTGAATCAAGAAAAGCTCAATTAATAGCTGAAATGACTAAAGATTATGCTGATGAAGAGAATAAATTGGTTGGACAGTTTGATTCTGACCCACTTTTAAAGTTAAAATCACGAGAAGTTGACTTAAAAGCTATGGAAAACGAGCAAAAACGTAAAGAAGCTGAAGAAAGACTTAATTTAGATAAAATGAAAGCTATGATGAATCAAACAAATGAAGAAAATAAGCTTGATCAAACTGAAGAATTAGCTAAACTGCGTGCTGGAGTAAGTCTTGCAAAACAAGGCGTCCAACAAATGAAAATAAGAGGAATATAATATGAAAAACGGTCAAAAAAAAATTAGTAAAGTTATGAAAGAGTTTAAAAAAGGCGAACTTAATATTGGACAATCTTCTAAAAAAGTAAAAAGTCCAAAACAAGCAATTGCTATAGCATTATCAGAAGCAGGAATGTCTAGAAAACCAATGGCAAAAGGTGGTTCAGTAAATGGTACATCAAGATCAGAATTTGGTAATCAAGTTAACCATTCTCAATTTTTAAATAGTGATGGTTACGCACAAGCAGTTGAAGTTGAAATGACTAACCCACAAGAAACACAACTTGAACAAGTTGGTGGACAAAGAGCAATGCTTCCAGAGAAAAAACGTAAAGCAAAGTGGTACTAAATCATGATTCAAATGTTAGGAGCTGTAGCACCTTTAGCAAAAATTCTTTTTTCAACTATTGAAAAGTCAGTCCCTGATAAAGATTTACAAGCAAAATTAAAAGCAGATTTACAAACTCAATTACTACAATCTAATACACAAGAATTACAAGCTGCAGCAAAAATTATTGAAGCTGAAGCAAAAGCTGGATGGTTTGCATCTAGCTGGAGACCTTTATTAATGTACGTATTAATATTTATATTAATATGGAACTATGTATTAGGACCTGTTATATTATTTTTTTTTAAAGCTTCTATAACAATAACTCTTCCAGGAGACGTATGGACACTTTTACAAATTGGTCTGGGAGGTTACGTTGTGGGACGAAGCGCGGAATCGGTTGCACGCACTATGGCGAACAAACCGGTAAATAATAACCAAGAAAACGGATAAGGATATAACATGAGAAACGATTATAAAATAAGACCAAGACAAGCACTTAAAAAAGGTGGTAAAGCATTTCCAGATTTAACTGGAGATGGTAAAGTAACTTTTAAAGATATTTTAAAAGGTAGAGGTGTCATTAAGAAAAAAGGCGGAATGATTATGGACGAATCTATGGCTCATGAAGGAGCTGAATCTATGGCAATGGAAGCAAAAGAAACTAAAATGGAAAAAAAAGGTTACAGAGAAACTAAATCAGGTAAGATGATAAAAAAAGGTAAAAAATAATGGGTGCAATTCTTAAAGGTATAAGCGTAATTAGAGGAGTAAAACCTAAAAGTAATCAAATAACTAAATTAAAAGCTTCTATATCTAAAAACGTAGGTGAAACTAATAAATTAAATTTTAAAAATGAAGAAGGAGCAGAAAAAATTTTAGAAATGGAAAAGAAACTTGGAGATCCAAAAAGAATTGAAAAAGCAAAAGAAGATCTTCAAGAAATTAGAGATAGAAAATTAAAATATCCAAAAGAAGCTGGTCAAGCATCTTCAGGTGATGAATTTATAGCAGAATCAGAATATAAAAAAGGTGGACTTGTTAAAAAAGGACTTCCTAAACTTGCTAAAAAAGGTTGGAAATAAATGGCTAAACTTTGCCCAAGAGGAAAAGCAGCAGCAAAAGCAAAATTTGACGTGTACCCGAGCGCGTACGCGAACATGTATGCGAGCGCAGTATGTTCAGGTAAAATAGTTCCTGGTGGACGAAAAAAGAAAATGGGTGGTGGTAGTATTTCTCAAGAGAGAAAAATGGTATCTAATTATAAACAAGGTGGCATCGCTAAAGGTTGTGGTGGTGTATTAGAAAACAGAAGAAAAGTTACAAAGAAATATTAATATGAGTTTACGTAAATGGGTTCAAGAGAAATGGGTAGATATTGGTTCTAAACGCAAAGATGGTTCCTTTGCTCCGTGTGGAAGATCTAAAGGAGAAAAAAGAAAAGGTTATCCAAAATGTGTACCACTAGCAAAAGCTAGAGCAATGTCAGAAGGTCAAAGACGTTCTGCAGTTGCAAGAAAAAGAGCCGCTGGTAATACAGGACCTAAACCTACAAATGTTGCAACATTTTCAAAACGTAAAAAAATGAGTAGCGGAGGATTAGTATAATGCCAAGAGGAACTTGTTGGAAAGGTTACGAACAAAAAGGTATGAAGAAAAAAGGAAATAGATTAGTTCCTAATTGCGTAGCTGCTGGTAAGAAAAGGAAGAAAAAATAATGGCTGATATTGCATTAAGAGGACACGGTCGAGTTATGATGGCATCAGGTGGTAGAACTCCTGCATGGCAACGTAAAGAAGGTAAAAATCCAGCGGGTGGATTAAATAGAAAAGGTATTGCATCTTATAGAGCCGCGAATCCTGGTTCTAAATTATCTATGGCAGTAACTACTAAACCAAGTAAATTAAAAAAAGGATCAAAAGCAGCTAATAGAAGAAAATCTTTCTGCGCGCGCATGAGCGGGATGAAGAAAAGATTAACCTCTGCAAAAACTGCAAGAGACCCAAATTCAAGAATTAATAAATCTCTACGTAAGTGGAATTGTTAATATAACTAACAAAAGGAGAAGAAGATGGAAGATGTAGACGTAGCAAGTAAATTACAAAAATACATGAAAACTCAACTAACTAATTTGACCACAATGGTCACTTCTGGTGGGGTTGACAATATGGCCGATTACAAGTATATACTTGGACAAATTCGTACATACGAATTTTTATTACAGGAAATCTCTAACCTGCTAAACAAAAAGGAGCTTAAGGAAAATGAGCAAGGAAACGTTATCAAACTCGACTGAAATACCTAAAACAGTTCTAGGTTTAGAAGAAAAATATCAAGAAGAAAATAAAAAAATTGAAGATAAAACTATAAGAGCAGAAAATATATCTGAATCTTTAGTTGATAGTTTACCAAACCCAACAGGTTGGAGATTACTAGTATTACCATTTACACCTAAAGATAAAACAAAAGGTGGAATTATTATTGCACAAGAATCATTAGACAAATTAAGAATAGCTACAAACTGTGGTTATGTTTTAAAAATTGGACCGTTAGCGTATCACGATAAAGAAAGATACCCAACAGGTCCATGGTGTAAAAAAGGAGATTGGGTAATTTTTGCTCGCTATGCGGGTTCAAGATTACCAATTGAAGGTGGAGAAGTGCGACTACTAAACGATGACGAAGTACTTGGGACTATTAAAAATCCTGAAGATGTTCTTCATCATATTTAAACATAGGAGGCACTATGCCAATGGAAGATAAGAAAAAAGAACCGATGATAGACGTAGGCGAGGAAGAAGGCGCTGAAGTTACATTGGACAACAACGAGCAGACGAAAGCCGTTGCAGAAGAGAAAAAGGAAGAGAAGATTGAAGTTGTACAAGAGGAAGAAAAACCTGTTGTAGAAGCAAAGGTTGAAAAACCTGTAGAGAAAAAAGATGAGTTAGAGGAGTATAGCGAAGGCGTTAAAAAACGTATTGCTAAACTAACTCAAAAAATGCGAGAAGCTGAAAGACAAAGAGAAGAAGCAGTATCTTATGCTCAATCTGTAAAAAGAGAAAAAGATCAAATTGAATCTAGAATATTAAAAACAGATGAAAGATATGTATCTGAATTTGAAACTAGAGTTAATTCTAGTTTAGCGAATGCTAAAATAGCTCTTAAAGCAGCAATCGATAATCAAGATGTAGATGGTCAAGTTAATGCACAGCAACAAATTGCTGAATTAACTATGGAAGCTGTAAGATTAAGAAGTATGAAAGCGGCTCAAGAAGACTCTGCAGCTAAACAAAAAGAAGTTACAATCACACCACAACAAACTGCACAAACTGCACGAGTAGATCCTAAAGCAGAAGATTGGGCAGCTAGAAATAATTGGTTTGGTCAAGACTCCGCAATGACTTACACTGCGTTTGATCTACATAAAAAACTTGTAGAAGAAGAAGGTATAGATCCAAAAAGTGATGAATATTATGAGGAAATTGATAAGAGAATAAGACTTGAATTTCCCCACAAATTTGCTACAAAGGATACAACTACAACTACGGAAAGAGCAAAACCTGCTCAAACTGTAGCTTCGGCTAATCGTCCTAGCCAATCAGGACGCAAAAAAACTGTGAGACTCACACCATCACAAGTAGCAATTGCTAAAAGATTAGGTGTGCCACTTGAAGAATATGCGAAACATTTAACCACGAAGGAGGTATAGGCATATGGTAAACGAAAAAAATACAATTAAGACTTCCCGTGCGAGCGAAACTAGGACTAAAACAGATAGACCTAAAGTTTGGACTCCACCATCATCTCTGGATGCACCACCTGCGCCAGACGGATTTAGACATAGATGGATAAGAGCCGAAAGTGCTGGCTTCGATGATACGAAGAACATTTCAGGCAAATTGAGATCTGGTTGGGAATTTGTTAGATCGGATGAATATCCGGATTCTAATTACCCAGCAGTCAAAGACGGAAAATACGCAGGAGTCATTGGAGTTGGCGGCCTATTGCTGGCTAGGATACCCGAAGAGATCGCAAAATCTCGCGAAGAGTACTTTGAAAAAAGAACTCAAGACCGAGAAGAAGCTATTGCAAACGATCCTTTTAAGGAACAGCATCCAAGTATGCCCATCAGCAAAGATAGGCAGACTCGTGTAACTTTTGGTGGTACAAAGAAAAACTAATTATTTAGTAATTCCTACCCAAAAAAAGTAAATATAAACTTAAGGAGAAAATAAATATGGCAAACTCAACAGCTGCCTTCGGTTTTAGACCGTTAGGCAAACTTGGTGGGAACCCAGCTGCAGGCGGACAAGATCAATATGTGATCGCGGACAACTACAGCTCGTCTATTTTTCAAGGA